GATTCTTTCTAAATTAACATATAGTGTTGGTCCGTTTTTTTCAATCGATGATTCAATCGAAGGAGTAAAGAAATTTATTGAGAAATATCCAGATAAATTAAAACAAATTAACATTACAAGTTACGGTTCTGGAAAGTTTTTAGTTCAAACAACCGATTCACAATCAAAAGTTAATGAATTAGTTGAAACGTTAAAACCACTTATGAATAGTGAAACTCGATTAATGTTTACTACATGTTTTAGTGGAGTGTCATCAAGAAAAGTGGTTGAGATGTCAGAAGAGTTAAATGGTATTGAAGTTTCGGCAATGAACGGTTCATATAGTCTTAATGGTAAAATGACAAAATGTAAATGCGGTAACAAAGGTTATAGCGAAAGTATTGTTGAAACCCTTCCCAAAAGTAAAGAAGGTTTGAGATACGATGAAAAACAAATTGTAGATATTCTGAGAAGAGACGAAGGAGAAGAAATAAATTGGAAGACATCAGGGATGGCGTACGAATATAATAAAATAATGATAGAAAATGGTATATGTACTATTGGAAAACAACCATACACCTTACTAAAATCAATTAGAAATTATTTATTTAATATCCAAAGTTAATGAACAAAAAACAAATACTATTACCAAGTAAAAAATTCTTCAAAGCGGAGGAGGAAAGTTTAAATTTACCTGTAAATTTAGATGAGAGCGAAACTTTGCTTAGGGAAGGTGATAGAAACATCGTATTGGATATTGCAAAACTTTTTGATAAAGAAAGAAACGAAAGTAAAAAATATAAAATACATGGGAAGTTAAAGATGGTGTTTAGAAATCTATACACTGGTTCAACAACTTACGACCCACTAAAAAGTAATTTATTTTATAATTCATACGGAACCGACATAAATTACGATGGTGCGATGCCATATAATGAATTTGCGTTTTTAAGAAAAGATGTTTTAAGAGAAACGTTCGTAGGTCAAACGGGATCAACATTAACTGAAGATTACAATCCTGAACAACAATTAGTGTTAACGGGAATAACATACACCGGACACACAACTACAACCTCAATAGAGGCTCCATATAAAAATTGGAACGTTTATCTAACATATGTTAATGGTCAAGATGAAAACTACCCGATGGCATATACGTTATCAGGTAATACTGTTTTTAATTTTAAGGCTAGTGACGGAATACCATTTAGAGTTGTTAATAACGGAATATATTATACATTAATATCGCCAGTTGAACATGGAATGAAAGCAGGAGAATATGTCACACTTTCAACAACAGGAAGTACGTACTACTCATATTCTGGTGACCCAAGAGTTAGACATATAACTACAACAGAATTTAATAGAACCTTCTATATAGAAAGTGTGGGTAATGAAATATTTCGTTCAGAAAAATTTGTTATTAATATTCTTAAAAAAGAATTAGTATCAGGAACAACATTTAACACTGTTGTTTTTGGTAAACGATGTTTAAACAAATTCAAATTAGAAAAGACAACATCAACATATTATGTTCATAAACATAAGACATTAACTGAAGTAAAAGATTATATATTAGATAAATCTGGATTTGAATCTTCAATATGGGAAGAAGAACGTGCATTAATGTACGAAAATAGTAATGGGATTGACAATTATTTAGTTGAACAAAACAGAATGGAAAGTTTAATTTATGACTTTAAAGAACCATTTATTTTAACGGGTTTAACTAATAATTTAAATTACACACCAACAGAAGTTTATGTGACCGTTTTATTAAGAAATGAAAATGGATACTTTAATTACCCACCCAAGGTTGGGTTTAAATTTAATTTTCACAATACTTGGATTGATAGTCATTTTGAAGGAACGGGGTCAACAGAAACAAATATACCGAACCACACATTTACAAGTAACAATGCAACAACAGGATTCATTGGTGGTTCAGAATTACCTTTAGGGACTTCAGGATTAACCGGCGCATTCATCGAATATAATAGAAGTGAATTACAAGAAAGAGTAATTAGTGAAGGTTATCACAAATTCACGTGTAAATCTACGATTTTTAACCACGGACAGATTTCAAATGTCACCGAAGACGGAGTGGTAATATTTTCAGGAGCAACCGCGTTTAATCCATTCGGTTATTTCTACCAACCACATCACAGAATCAAATTGAGAGAACTTTCACCATATGTAGAATCATATAAAACAAATGAGATATATGGTTTACCTGAAAATGCAAGATATTTTCCTGATGAGAAGTTATGGAAATGGAGAGACCTATATGATAATGGATTTCTTGATGCAGATGGATTCGGAACAAATTATCCATTCATAAATGGGATACATTACATTAAAAAAGATATTAATTTCTATTTAAGAAATGAGGTTACATTTAAAAATAAGGAAGACGGAGTAATTAAGTTTACAAATTTAAGTTTTGATTGTTAATGGAAATATTATTTAAAAATAGTAACATGAACTTGGTTATAAACCAAGAACAAGATTTTAAAACAGATCTTGGATGGCAAGAAAACGCACAAGAACTTGAAGACCAAACTCTTGAAAAAATTATTAATCCTGTTGATAATTATGAAACTGTTAGATACATACATCAACCATACAATTCATCATTATCAGGATTAACAATATCACAATCGGATATATGGTTTAAGTTTCATTTTTTAAGTGGAAGTACATATGTTACCGATTACGAACCAACAGGTTTATCATTTAAAGAAAATAATGAAATTAGAGAATTTTTTAAAAGGAGTTTTTTTAGATTAGAATTTTATAAAACACCAAATGGTGAGGCACCAACTAGAGCAAACAGAAGATTGGTTTTTACAAAAAATTTACCACTAACATCTGGTGAACAATATAATTTTTACAATGAAACCCTAACAGGTGTGACGGATGTAAAAATATATAAACCTGTCTTTATGGGTACGAACTACAAAAATTCAGAAAACTTATATATATTCTGGTTTCAAGACGATTCACCATTTGAAGAATCTAATTTAATTGGAAATATATTTTACATGACAGCAAAATTTTTTAATGCTGAAAATGGTGAAATAACTGACTTCGTTACCAATTCAGATGTTGATGTTGATATTGACCAAGGTAGATATGGAATTCGTACCAATCCTATTCAATTTTTTGAAAAAGATAATAGTGGCGGGCAAATAATTGAACCTGATGACATGTATTACTGTGTTACAATTGATAGAACCGATTTTAGTTATGTGGTTAATAGTGACTGTAGTTGTGTGTTCACGGGAGGTTCCGCAAATTTAAATGGTTAATAAATGAAAAAAGATAGATACGAAATTTTAAGAAAGAATGTACAACAAGTTGAACTCGCTTCATTGACTGGTCAAACTTGGTTAGATTCTTATGGAAGTTTAGTTCCTTGGTCAGGAAGTAACCATTCTGGTAGTGTCTACATAGGGCCAAACATAAATGACATTGTAGATAATGTAACAGGAAGTGTTGCAAAAGGTTACTACAAATGGGGTGGAACATCATGGACTAAAATAACTGGTGCAACCAAATACGACATAAGCGGTAGTGTTTACGGTTCATACCAATTCCCATTATTTTTAGACGGTTCACTTGATGAAATGGGGGTAATGGTTGGTATTGCAGACGTTAATGGAGAATCATATATGGAACAAATCGAACAATTGGTTAATTTTCATTATACCCAAACAGGTTCATTTGTAAAACTATTCAGTACAACTAATCCTGATAAACTTAGAAACATTATAGGTCAAGTATATACAGTATCATGGGGTCATAATAATCAAACATCGTCATTGGCAATTAATAATGGCGTTATTGGTACAAATTTCCCAACGGCATCATATACATACCCAACAACACCAAACACATATACAATCTCATTGTCTTTAAATTCTCCATGGAATAGAGAAAAGATTAGTAAAAATATTACAATTCCCCAATTTAGTGGAACACCTCAAAACATTTTAGGTTCAATTACGGGTATAACAGTACCATATAGTAACCCAACTACGGGTCAAACATTAAATTATTTAAATGACTTAGATTATACGGACAATTATGGACCGGTAACCGTTAGTGGGTCAATGTTCAAATATTCTGCGTTTGGTAAAAGTAAAATTACCGATTTTAATAAATACGGAGGAGGAATAAACAGTTCTTCATTTACATATAGTACATCAGGTGAGACATCACAATGGACAGGATATACATTTACACATACAGGTAGCTTTATTAGTGGAACGTCATATAATATGGTAACCCTACATTATAGGGATTATGATGACGGAATCACAACAATTACGGGTACAACTACAGGATTTACAAGAGAGGAAGTTTTTAATGAAGCATTAACAAGAAATGAACATTTTCTTGGTTTTGTCGACGAACCATCAATCTATTCCGACATTTTTGTAGAGAGGGGAAAACAGGGAGTTTTAGAAAAAACACGAAGACTTGGAGAGGTAGACTCGGTTGGCGAATTAGATATTTACGGAAATGGTTATTTTAAAGTGAGAAAACAATAAAAATTATATTTATTAATAAAAGTTTATGGCAGTAGGAAGTTACGGAATTGTTAGACCAGCGGATGTATCACCAGATGATGTGGATATATTCTATCACCATTCGGCAGATAGGTTAGTATCGTCCGCGGTTACATTAAAAAAACTTGACGCAAAAACAATTTTAACTCCTGTTTTTCACAACGATGATACAGGAGGAAAAAAAAATGTTGAGGTTTTGGGTGGATTATATAATTTAAAATTAAATGCTGCGGATTTTACGGATTTAGGGGTTTACACACTTCATATTAGACCAAAACAAGTAAGAACTACAATTGCGGATTGCGGAGTTTTAGCGGCATTACCATCAGTTAGAGGTTTAGTTATTGATTTAAGTAACGTACCTGCTGCAGATAGAAATAAATTTACACCACAAGGACTTGTGGGATATAGAATAGAGTACATCAACCCAACAGATAATAAAAAAACTCCAAATTTTTATAGAGTGGTGACTTCATCATTCTACTGTACACCAATTGTTTCGAATTTGACAAGTACAAATTCAAAAGCAAAAAGATACCAATATTCAGATGCATCAACAAGCATGTTGTTTTTAACTGTAACTCCGTCTTCAGCACCATCAAATAAACCAAATACCGTTCCTTTTATAGGTCAACAAGGCCAAACCATTATTTTGTCAAATACATACTTTAACCCAACAACAATTGAAGTTGAGATGGTTGAACACGATTCATCAACATTGGCAAATGCTCTGTACGGTAACCAAACTAAAGCGGTTACTCCGGGTATTTACACAATCTATGATAAAGATAACAATATCTACAAACAATACAACTTGTATGAAGTTAAAGACCAATTTAATGAAACATTATACGAAGTTAGAGAAGGTAGAACAGATATTGATGAGACATTAAACTTTGATGATATTACACAATAATGGCAAGAAGGAAAGTTCCAAGTCAGGCTGCTTCAGGTGCTGAAACATTCAGCGATAGTTTAGTCGGTGGTCAAATCACTGACGGTAGCAGTCAATTGACTAATACGAACTTTGCTCTTGATAGGTTAATTCCAGAAAAAGATAGTAAAACATTCAGAACAACTCCGTTTTCGGAGTTTTTAACTTTGGATGATTTAAAATCGGAAGAGAAGGATTCACAGACAACACAAACAAAATCAGAAAAAAAGAGGTCAATCTCATTTAGAGGTGCAAAAGACGATGCGGGAAAATCATTATTTGGTTCTTTAAAATCAAGAATTGCTGCATCAATCAGTAATATAATTGAGAAGTACCCCGCTGCTATCATGGTGGACAAAGATAGTTCATCAAGTATTAGTGGTAAGACAGCATACAACGTTTCATATGACGTATCAACAAAAACAACCGAATTCGATATTGAAACTGGTATGTTTTATAATACGTTTGATTTATCGTATGAAGCACCAAATAGTAATACAACACCTGAGACAACCAACCCACTTAGAAATTTCTATTCATCATTTAAAAAATATGTTGTTGAAATAAGTGGTGTAACTTATGATATTATTGATTACGAACAACCGGATGTAAATAATATTATTACGTTAACGGTTAGTGGTAAACCATTTACAGGTACAACATATGACCAAAGTTTTATTATCAGACCAAACAATGGTTTAACTGAAGAGTTCTTCAGTGGTCTTGATGATTTAGAGGAAATATTACTTAACAGAGAGACAAATCCAAAATATAGAGCATCATTTAGAGTCCCAAGAGATACATCTGGTGGAAGTAAAACAGATTTAATTACTGTAGAATATATTTGGCCGGTTGCAAAAGACGGATGGAACTTACAGGTTGTTGGTTTAGCGTTTGATTCTTATACATCAGGATTAAGTGATGTAGCTGAGGAGATAGATGATTATAAATCTAACTTATTTGTTAGATTCATGTCAGCACCTCAATTATTTGAGTTTGATAGTGAAGATAAAAAAGCGGAAGCGTTATTCCAATTATATGGACAGGCTTTCGATAAGGTAAAAAAATACATTGATAACATTGCTTACATGAGAAATGTAAGTTATGATGGTATTAACAACTTACCCGATTTACTTCTTAAAAATTTAGCTAACAATTTAGGTCTTAACACAATCAAATTATTTGATGAAAAAGATTTAGATGAAATTTTATATACTCGTAATGATGTACAATATTCAGGTTTAACAATTGGTAAAACATTGGTGGATGCTGAATATGAATTCTACAGAAGAATTCTCGTTAACTTAGCTTACATATACAAATCAAAAGGTACACGTAGCTCGATAAAATTCTTACTAAGATTTATCGGAGCACCCGACCCAATGATTAAAATTGATGAGTATAGATATGATATTGTTTCATATCCAAAGTCTCATAATATTGATGATGATATTCGTGATTTAATTAGAGGTAATAAAACATTTAATACCGGAATATTCAACGCGACGACATATCAATATACCATTCAAACTATCACAGGTTCAACAACACTAACAAGAGACAATTACCCTGTTGAAGAAGTTACCGCAAGTGCGAAGAAATATGAAGACTTATCAAACGATACCTTTTTTCAAATGGGGTCTGGTTGGTATGATTTAACATTAGACCACAGATCACCTGATATATTAGACGAGGACATCTCAATAACAACTGGTAGAACTAAAACGTTACTAACTAAACCAAAAGGTTACACTTTTGGTGAAGATTATTTTGATTCATATAGAACTTTACCAGGTTTAGACACGGGTTATGAATTAGTACCTGTTATTGACAATAACCAAGGAGAAGTTGTAAATTCAAATTCAGAGTTAACCTTCAATAGAAAAAATATAAATGCATATCTTTCTTCTGCTCAGGCAATTGATTATGACATCTATACGAAATCAAGAAATTTAAATTTATCATTCGGAAGCGCAACATTAGAACCACAAACGGGAGTAACGTTTGCAGAATTTGCGGATAAATTATTACATGAACAAATTTTAAATTCTAACATTATTAGATATAAGAAAAATTATATCAAGTTAGAAGACATATATCAATCTTATATTAAATCAAATTCATTTACACCATACAATTTTCCCGATGTAAATGAATTTATTAACAGAATGGGTCCTTATTGGACTCAAATTTTAGACCAAATTATTCCATCCACAACATTATGGACAGGCGGTAATTTAATTGAAAACAATAAATTTAAAAGATCAAAATACTCATATAAATTCGGATGTCAACCAAAAGAATTTATCGAGGAATTATTCCCAAGTTTTGAAAATGCAATTGAAGAAGATTTTGAAACCTTATTAGGTGAAGAAGATAATTTCAGAGGTCTTTTAAATCTAACAGGTTATACATATAATCCTGTTATTGAAATCGACGGTATCCAATATGTGGGAGATAGTGTTATCGTTAGTGGTAACACATCAACAGCAACAAGTGCAAAATTATTTAACACTTTTCCACAAACGGGATGTACAAGTCTAAACGAAGGTTCAACTCTTCCGTTAATTTGTGATTATAAGGATTATTTAAGTCCTGATGTAACAAAAATTAAAGAACTTTGGAAAACATCGTTAACAAATTTAATCAATGAGATTAATAACGAAGAGACCATGGATGGTCCTGGATGTATTGATTCATATGCACCATATACTGCAGCAACAAGTGGTGCAACATGTACTCAAGTTGCGAAACCAAAATTAGAATACACATATTATACTGATGTAGATGGAATTGAAAAAATTAAATTTACAACTATAAAGTATGGTCCTGACGATTGTTCAGTTAAAGATTATTTCACATATAGTTTTGATTCAGTTTACACATCAACACCAGGTTGTTATTTAGATATTGAATTTACCACACCATGTGACATTTATTCGGGAACAACTGAAGATGGTTGTTCATATGATACACAAGTTAATTGTATTTTAACTAGTGATATAGTTGTTAACTTTAGTGGTATAACTGGTGTACAAAAAGGTGATGTTAAAAATTTACCAAATGTATATGTTTACAAAAATTGTGAACCAATACATAATCAATATACAGGGTACACAACGGGAGGAACGTCATTTTATAACGTAACTGAATGTACATACATCTTAAATGATGTTAGAGACGTTGATGAAATTGATTTATTATTTTTAGACGCCGCGAACTGTGAAACAAAAGTAAAAATCCAAGGATTTGATACCCAAATGGTTTCAGGCGACACAGGTAATGGTTACAAAACCGGTTTTAAAATTGTACCAAAAGTACAATATAGAAACTCATATAACTATGGTTTAAAATCAGATACTAAAGTCATTATTGTAAGTGGAGCAACTATCAGTAATAGTACAACACCAACAGATATTGAAAATTATTTATTAGCTGGTACGTTAGTTAAAACTAATGTAAGTGGTGTTACAAATGGTAATGTTATATTAACTGCCGAGCATTTAAATTGTTCAGGTTTTACCCACCAAGATTTTAGAAGTGCTAATTTAAATAATGACTATTCATTTAGTTTTAATTATAAAACATCTGTTGTAACAGATAAAGAGTGTTTAGGTTCAGTTAGAAAAAGTATAATCTCAGGTTTAACAGTAAACGAACAAGTTGTTGTTTTTGAATATCTACCAACGAGTAAGTTAAGAGTTTACACTAAAAAAGAAGTTAACGAAACAACATCAGCGGTAACTTTAAGAAAAAGTTATTTCTTCGATGATAGATTCCCTGAATTTTTACAAGTAAAACCAATACAAATTGAACCATGTTGTGATCATTCGGAAGATTATTACGAACATGGTGACTATATTATAACAGAGAAAGGAGAATTAATTGAGGTATTAGCGGTTGATTTAAATTACTGTGAACCAAATTTATATTTCAGCATTAATGTAACGAGTGATTCATCAATTGAAAACTTAGTTTTATTTAATGGTAACGGAAACTTCGAACCATTAATACAACACAAGTATGATAATCACATGCCAATTGTTGTTGATATGGGTGAACAACAATATTACACAAATAATACATGTTGTACATATGATGAAGATATTCATGGTATTGAGGTTCTAACAAGAGACCTATCAACACCGTGTGTTACTCCTTATCCTATTATAGTACCATGTGGTACAGTGTACCCAACACCAATGCCGACGGTAACTGCGGGACCAACACCAACACCTAGTGGTACACCGATGCCGACTCCTACACCAAGTAGTAGTGCGACACCGCCTCCAACAGGAACGGCAACACCTACACCTACTTTAACAGGAACGGCAACTTCAACCCCTACACCGACTCCGAGTACCACATCAAGTGCTACTCCGACTCCTACTGGAACGAACACACCAACTCCTACATTAACAGGAACTAACGAACCAACTGCAACTCCGACACCTACACCAAGCGCAACTCCAAACTGTGAGTTTGAAGTAACTGCATTTGTTGCAACTCCAACACCAACGCCAACAGTAACAGAGAATTGTAATTTTGAAGTGACCGCATTTGTTGCAACACCTACACCAACTGGCACGAATGAACCAACTCCAACTCCAACAGAAAATTGTGATTTTGAGGTAACAGCATTTGTTGCAACACCAACCCCTACGCCGACAAATACAAATACACCAACACCGACAGAAAATTGTGATTTTGAGGTAACGGCATTTGTCGCGACACCTACACCAACTGGTACTAACGAACCCACCCCAACTTCAACGGAGAATTGTGAATTTGAAGTAACAGCATTCGTAGCAACTCCAACTCCAACAGGAACAAACGAGCCGACAGCAACTCCTACATCAAGTGTAACACCTACCCCAACTCCAACTGAGAATTGTGATTTTGTTGTTACAGTAGACATTGCAACGCCAACTCCTACACCAAGTAATACACCAAGTAGTACTCCTGACCCAAGCTCAACTCCAACGCCGACCCCAACAGAAAACTGTGAGTTCGAGGTGACTGTCGATATTGCAACGCCAACTCCTACACCAAGTAGTACACCTGACCCAAGTGCAACTCCAACACCTAGTCCAAGTGGAACTAACGAACCAACTAATACCCCTACTCCAACTCCAACTGAAAATTGTGACTTTGAGATTGTGGTAGACATCGCAACGCCAACACCAACAGGAACGAGTGAACCAACTCCTACTCCTACATTAACAGGTACTAACGAACCAACTAACACACCTACTCCAACTCCAACTGAAAATTGTGAGTTTGAGGTGATAGTTGATATTGCAACACCCACACCAACCCCTACATTAACGGGAACAAATGAGCCGACAGCAACCCCTACATTAACAGGAACCAACGAACCAACTAATACTCCGACGCCAACTGCAACAGTAAATTGCGACTTTGACGTTGATATAAATGTTGCAACCCCAACCCCTACGGGAACAAGTGAGCCGACTCCTACTCCTACATTAACTGGTACTAATGAGCCGACACCAACAGGAACAAGTGAACCAACTCCTACTCCTACATTAACCGGTACTAACGAGCCAACTAATACTCCGACACCAACACCAACTGAAACAAACGAGCCAACACCAACTCCAAGTAATGATTTGTGTGATGTCATCATTGATATATTACCTGACTCAACTTCAACACCAACTCCTACATTAACAGGAACAAGTGAGCCGACTCCAACTCCTACATTAACAGGAACTAATGAGCCGACTCAAACACCAACACCATCTGGTACAAATGAACCAACACCTACGGCAACTGCGAATTGTAATTTCGATGTTGATTTAAACATTGCAACTCCAACTCCTACACCAACGTTAACAGGAACTAACGAGCCAACACCAACTGAAACAAACGAGCCAACACCAACACCAACTCCAAGTAATGATTTGTGTGATGTTATTGTTGATATTTTACCTGACCCAACACCAACTCCAAACCCAACGGCAACACCTGACGTGTTTGGAATTATAACAGAAGATGGTATTTATATAATATCAGATGAAAATGGAAATACACTAATACCTGAATAAAAAAATTATAAAAAAAAGAAGTTAAAATGGCACTAATAAAAGTTTCCGAATTAAGTAGTACGGGTTCCGTAAAAATAGATGATTTATTACTAATCTCAACAACTAGCGGTAGTGGGTACACATCAAATCATATATCAATTAGCGACTTAGTTTCAAGTCAACCATTCCTTGATTTAAATGGTTCATCAGGGACTAGTGGAACTTCTGGTGCCGATGGTTACACACCACAATTTGGTGTTGACTATTTCAATGGAACAGATGGTACTTCAGGAACAAGTGGTTTAGATGGTATATCAGGAAATGATGGTGCGTTTTCGGGTAGATGGTTTTATGGTTTAGATTCCTTACCGGATGGTATGACCACAACTTCATATTTTTGGACAAATTCCAGTATCTCAGGTGAACCTTATAGTCTTTCAGGAGTCAATCAAATCGCAATTGACACATTTTCTATTAGTGGTAATTATTTTGGGTGGAAGAATATATTATATAATCAGACATTATCGGGAAGTACCAAACCATACATTCAAATAACCGAAGTTGGGAATAATAACATAATTGGATTATATCAGCCTATAAGTGGTGAATCCGTTCAAAGTACAACGATATATTTAGTTAATACTATCTCAGGAGAAGGATCATTCACCATTGATAAAGAATATACCATTTCTTTTGTTTTAAATGGTAATGATGGTTCTAGTGGAACATCAGGAACAAGTGGAGATTCAGGTTCTAGTGGAACGTCTGGTTCTTCTGGAACATCAGGAAGTTCAGGTACAAGTGGCACATCAGGTTCTAGTGGAACAAGTGGAACGTCAGGTATTGACGGTACATCAGGAACTTCAGGTGAAGATGCGTTATGGAACTTTTTAGGTCCGTATAATGGTGGTCAAATTTATAATATAGGTGCTATTGTAACTCATGGTGGTGAAACTTGGTATTGTATTCGATATGCACCAACTGGTTATGGCCCATACGGCGGTTATATTGATGATTATTGGACTTTAATTGCTGCATCAGGTTCAGATGGTTCGTCAGGAACATCTGGTGATTCTGGTTCAAGTGGAACATCTGGTGTAGACGGAAGCTCAGGAACATCTGGTAATTCCGGTTCAAGTGGAACATCAGGTAGAGACGGTATTGGTGGAGAAGTTAGAAGTTTTACGAACTCAACAACATGGAATGTTAATCATAATTTAGACATATTGTACCCAATTGTAACAGTATGGGATAATAATAATAAAGTAATAGTACCAACTCAAATTACCTCAATCGATAGTAATAATTTAACCGTATCGTTTAGTTTATTAACATCAGGTTATGTAAATGTGGTTAAAGGTGGTGATATAATTTCAGGATCAACTGCAATTGCGGGATCAAGTGGAACTTCTGGTATCAATGGTAGTTCTGGTACTAGTGGTATAAATGGTACTTCAGGAACATCAGGTTCTTCTGGTGTATCTGGTACTAATGGCTCATCTGGAACAAGTGGAACATCAGGTTCTTCAGGTTCAAACGGTAGTTCAGGAACTAGTGGTTCATCAGGAACCACTCCGGCAAATGTTACATTAAAAACAACGGGGTCTTGGACAGTACCAGCAGGAGCATCTACACAAAGTTTTACAGTAGAAGGTGGACATAGTTATTCAATGTGGGTAAATGGTAATATTCCAAATGGTATTATAACTTGGAACGCAACTGTAACAACATCAAATACAAATGTTCCAGCAGTTGGTTATCAATATGGTTGGTATTACACACCGGGTAATGCATTAGTTTTAACTGCAATGCCTGACCAAATTATAGGAACAAATGGTAGTATCGCAAATACACCAACATCATACGTACCAAATACTTCAAATGTGTTTAGTTTTGGAATAACAAACAATAGTGGGGCACCGCAAACAATTAATTACGGATATATAAAACTATCATAAAATTTATTATTACAAGTATTATTAACTCAAATCGGAATAACAAGATAATTATACATAGAAGGATTGGTTTAAAAAATAAAAAATAGAGTAAAAAAAAATATAAGATAAGGTGCCAATAGTAATAATAAGGAGTGATAATTTTAGCGGACAAACTGCCGACGTAACTTTTTATCCGGCAACGGGAGGCACCGTAAATTTTAATGGAGTAACAATTCCATATCAGTACCAAACTGATTATCCGTATGGTACATATTCAGTACATTTTATCGATAGTAACAATACATGTCCTTATGAAATTGTCGAAACTACGCCAACTCCAACTCCAACAGGAACCAACGAACCGACACCAACATCAACTGCGAATTGCGACTTTGATGTTGACTTAGATATTGCAACACCTACACCAACTCCAACACTAACGGGTACATTTGAACCAACGTCAACCTCAACTCCTACTCCTACATTAACAGGAACTAACGAGCCAACTCCAACTCCAACAGAAAACTGCGAGTTTGTGGTGACAGTTGATATTGCAACCCCAACTCCAACAGGAACTAATGAGCCGACACCAACACCTACTGCTACAGATGATTGTGAATTTATTATCACAATTGACATTGCGACACCAACACCTACACCAACATTAACAGGAACTAACGAATCAACACCAACACCAACAGGTACATCTGAACCAACTCCAACACCTACCACAACTACAAATTGTGATTTTGATATTGATTTAGATATTGCAACGCCTACACCAACTCCTACATTAACTGGTACTAACGAGCCAACTCCAACTGAAACTAATGAGCCGACACCTACAGGAACAAACGAGCCAACACCAACTGGTACTAACGAACCTACTCCAACAGCAACTGCAAATTGCGACTTTGATATTGACTTAGATGTTGCAACAGCAACACCGGAGCCCACTGGTACACCAACACCAACTCCTACTCCGAGCAACACTCCAAGTAGTACTCCGGGCCCAACATCTCAACCAACAGCAACACCTACACCAAGTGTAACACCTGGCCCAACTGAAACAGAAAATTGTGAGTTTGAAATAACGGCTATTGTTGCAACTCCAACACCAACACCAAGTAATACTCCAAGTAGTACTCCAGATGTTACGGCTAATCCGACAGCAACACCTGACTCTACACCGAATCCAACACCAAACCCAACATCTGAACCAACCCCGACACCAAGTAATACTCCTGATGCAACAGCAACTCCTACATCCACACCGAATCCAACTGCAACTGTAAATTGTGATTTTGTTGTTAGTGTAGATATTGCAACACCAACACCTACTCCGAGCCACACTCCAAGTAGTACACCAAATCCAACACCTAATCCAACGGCAAGTAGTACACCGGAGCCAACTGAGAATCCTACTGCAACACCTAATCCAACGGCAACACCAAATCCTACACCAGACCCAACACCTGACCCTACACCAAATCCAACACCTAATCCGACTGCAAGTAGTACACCAAACCCTACCGCAACACCAAATTGTGAGTTCGTGGTAATTGCAAATATTGCAACACCAACACCTACTCCGAGTCATAGTGCAACACCGGCAGCAACACCTAATCCAACATCTAATCCAACGGCAACACCTAACCCTACACCCGATCCTACACCTAACCCAACAGCAAACCCAACAGCAACACCTGACCCTACACCTGGTCCAACACCTAACCCAACACCTGACCCTACACCGAATCCAACATCAACACCTAATCCAACATCAACACCAAACCCTACTGCAACACCTAACCCAACGGCAACACCTGGCCCAACTCCAAGTCCGACAGTTGCAATTAGTGCAACTTTAACACCTAGTAGTGTTAGTTGTAATGCGGGAAGTAATGGTACTATCACAGTTAGCGGAGTGAGTGGTGGTTTAGGTGCAACATACCAAATTAAACTTGGTGCGGGTGGAACATACACTAACTACCCTACAACAAATTCATATTCAAATTTAACTGCTGGTTTTTACACTATATACGTTAAAGACTCAGGTGGATTTGAAAGTACATTTGGAACTACAATAACAGAACCATCAGCACAATCGGCATCACTTACAGTAGTTGCACAACCAAGTTGTGGAGTAAGTGACGGTATATTACAATTATCATCTAGTGGTGGTGTGTTCCCTAAGACATATAGATTATATGCTGACACATCAGCACCTTATACATCATGTAGTGGTGATTTAATATTCAGTGGATCAACATCAACATACGGAACTACATTCAATGTGACAGGTTTAACATTTGTCGGATACTGTCTTGAAGTAACAGACGCAAACGGATGTGTTACTAATAGCGGAATCACAGTATTAAATGAACCAACACAATATTACAAGTATCAAGTTCTTGTATGTAGTAATAGTCAAGCAGTATATATGACATCACCAGATTTATTACCAAGTTCATTCTTAGGCGGAACTAAAGTAATCAAAATTGACAACATTTGTTATCAAATTGATTACCACATCTCAACAACATGTACACAAGAATTTTTACACTTAACTGATGGTCAATATTCAACAATTTGGAACTCATGTAATGATTGTACCGGTGGTGGTGGAGGAAATCAAATTTAACATATTTTGAAATAAACATGTATTTATAATAAAAGAAAAAAACTAAAAAAATGACAGTTACATTCACATTAAACTCAATATATTTGGGTACGGAAGCGGGGCCATTTAATATATCAGGAACGACCGATTCAAACGCTACCACAGAATTAACAACAAATTTAAGTCTTGCTAGCTTGACCTCTGGTTACACTATTAGTGGAATCGACGATAACACAACAGGATTTACGATACAAAGTGTTGGAACATGTGTAAACTACATCGTTAAACCCGTATCACAAATTATACCTTACGCACCTTGTACCGACGGTATGGACGTTGTATTCTTAGTTGACTATACAGGTAGTATGGGTGGTGCAATCAATGGAGTTAAAACATCAATTGCTAACATCGCATCAACAATTGTTACCGAGTCAAATAGTAACTATAGATTAGGTTTGGTTATTTTTGATGAATATGCAAGTGCAACTAATTCAAATTATGATGATAAAATTGCATACACATCATTACCATTGGCTCAAAGACACATTAACACTGGAGTACCACCATTTTATCAGTGGATAACTGCGGTTGAAGTAATGTCATCAAATAACGAAGCATCATTTACAACTCAATTAAATAAATTAAACACAGTTGATTTTCCGTTAGGTGATGGTCAAAATGCACCTGAACCATCTGACATGGGTGTTGATTTAGTTGGTTTAGAAAGTTTTGCGGGAGCATTTAGAAACAACGTAGCTAGATTAATAGTATTGATTACCGATAATACTCCAGGTGGTGACGATGACACTTACAATGCAACTGACGTTAATTTTGTAAATGGTTTAATTCCACAATTAGTTAATCAAGGAGTTAGAGTTTTATTAATGACAACCGCAGGAACTAACGTACTTTACGATTTAGCAACTGGAACTAATGGTGTAGTATCTGCAGGTTTCTCTGGTTCAGATATTATAACTGCAATTGAAGAAGTATGCGTTCCTCAATATCAATATACCGTTCTTCTTAACGAAAACCCAACATTAGAACAAACATGTAACAACGATGGTTCAGGTGGTAATAGTTCATTATTTAGTACGTCAAATGCGTTAAGTATTGGTGATATATTATATTACTCAGCTTCTCCGGGTACATATTACGTAACTAGTAACGAAGGTTATTCGGTAAAAATTACAAATACAACAACAGGTACTGTATATGCTGTTGAGTTTGATTTAAATACGGGTGTAATAACTGCCGTACAAGAATGTACCGCACCATCGGCAACCCCAACTCCAACGGCAACCACCTCTTTTGATAGTGAATTTGTTGCGTTCGGTTCAAATAGAACAATTGCTTGTGACGAGTTAACTAGTCCAAGTACAACTGTTTACTTCACAGCTGCGGATTGGAACTCAATTCAATTAGGGGATGTTTTATATACTTCCGACTTAGTAACACCTGTAGCTAATGGGTATTACTATAACGTATCAGCAACACAATATTTGGAAGTTGTTAGAATGTTAGGTGGTGAAGTAATAGCAATTACCAACTGTGCAGGAGCAACCGCATAATTTTCAACACATTAAATAATAATTTAAAAACCCCATTTAATATATGGGGTTTTTTGTTTAAATTTTAAGTGGTTGTATTTATAGTATTATGGGATTAAACATTAGAATTCACGACATTAACGTACCCGCTTCATTCGAGTTATTTTACAAAACAGGTAATACGCCTGGTAATATGACTGTGATTGAAAATGGTTACACACAATTTGGTGGAATATATCCATCGAGTACTAATGAAGTTGTTTTCACTGATGCAACGTTTAACACCCAATATTGGTTTAAGATTCAATATACAGGAGTAACAGGACAAGAAAATTCGGTAGGTTATATCATTGAAAATATTAAAACACACCAACCTGTAGGTCACATTTATTATGCACTACATTGTTGTGATTTTTCAGGTGGAACTGCAGAGTTTTACACAGGATGTACGTTCTCAGGAGGTACGGTTGTTTACGGTGTAAGTTTAGACCCAACCGCAACCCCGACAGCAACTGCGCTCGATTGTTCATTTGCTTCAGGTTCTGTGGTATATAATTCATCGACTTAATTAAAATAAAAGAATTAATATTTATAAGATATGTCATTTTCAGCAACAGTAAATTTAGGAACAGTAGGAGTAGCAATTACTTCAGTTAAATTGTACGGATGTACAGGTATCAGTGGAGGTAGTTGTACCGGTTGTACCGCATTAACAGGATACGAAAGTGTGAGTGTAAGTACATTCCCAACATCAGGATTAACAGTAAGTGGTATACCAAACGGTGTAACTTACATTCAAGCGGAAGCTTTAGGTGCGTGTAGTGACGACCTTGTTAAACAATGTATTTCAATATCAGGAATACCCGGTGCAACACCAGCTCCAACAAGTACTCCTACACCGACACCGACAGGAACATCAGCACCTAGTGCAACAGCAACCCCAACACCAACAGCAACTGCTGGTCCAACAGCAACACCAACACCAACAGCAACAGCGGGGCCTGGTCCAACAGCAACACCAACACCAACACCAACAGCAACTGAAACACCATATTATTTACAATTGAGTCGTTGTGATTCTGAACCCAATACAGTTACAGGATGGACGATAAATACATATGTACAATCACAAATAATGGTTGGTGATATATTTTATTCTGCGGGTGGATTTTATTACCAAGTAATTAATTATCAAACAGCACAACCAAGTCCAGCTGGAACTATAGATGGTTCAAAAGCATCTGAAGAATATCAAAGTTGTGATGATACACCAGAACATTATGTTGCACCACCTGTCAACCCAGGGGTAACATTATTAATTCATACGGGTCAAACATTTAATAACACAACAGAACCTTGTGCTATGTATGAATCGGCAATTCAGACCAATAGTTTAAATGTTTATTTAAGTGGACACACAATACCAGCAAATGGTGATTACGCATATACAACGGCGGTTTGTAATGAAACATATATTGGAAATTCAGAATATTATGCATCATTGGTGAGTGGTGCTAGATATGTGTTTACAATTGGTGAATTTGGTTATATTAATAATGTAACTCTTTGTAGTGCAATACCAACCGCAACGCCAACGCCAACCCCTAGTCCAACAGCAACATCAGTAGTGTTATATGGAATATTTAGATCTACAGGATTATCGACTTCTAATGGTCATTGTAATAACAACTATGTAACCAATGCTCAATTCTATGGTCAAACAACATCACCTAATAGTCTATATGGAACCATTGTGTATGCAGATACAGAATATACACCATTTGACGGTGGTAGTTTATGGTATGCTTTAGGTAATAATAGTCTATCTAATACAAATGATTTACCATACTATTCAATACAAATCATTAGTACTGGTGAGGTAACTAGTGTACAATATTTAACAAGTTGTTCTAGTGGTTCTGATGCATAATATTAAAACAAAAAATAGATATAAAATATGAGCTTTCTTGATAGTAATAACTTAGAATTTTTAGCGGCAAAAATCACCCAAAAAGGGAGAAATGCAATTGCTAAGGGTAATTTTAAAATTGATTATTTCCAAGTTGGGGATTCTGAGTATGATTACACAACACCATTTAATGTTTTAACAGGACAAACAACACATCAAAAAGTTATGGCACCATTTGACAAAGACAGTGGTGTGAAATATCCATTTGGTTTGGACTCAAATGTTATAACAACATATGGTGTACCGGTTCAAAATTCATTAACAACAACAATTAGAAATATTATGGGTCCTGCGGGATTTGTTTCTAATTATTTAGAATATGATGCGGTTGAGTGTACAGGTACAACAGTTGAGTGTGTTGCAGATGAAGTATCGTTATCGAGCATTTCAGGAGGAACTTCAATTAATATTACAGACGGAGAAGAGTTTCAAAATTGTGGTTATATAACATTAGTGTTCGATAGATTCAATGGACCAACTGCGGTCATCACAGGTAACACAAACTCATTAGTTTATAAAGTTTTAAGTATATCAGGTAATACCCTTAATTTAGATAGAGCATTACCAAATCTTTCATCGTTAAGTGGTTATGCACAAGTTGTATGTAATAGTTGTGAACAGGAATACCCTATCACGGCAACAACTGCAAGTGTATGTTCACCAAACGATATTGACACAACACAACAATTAAATTCTTGGACACTTAATATTGTTTGGGATAAAAAATTAATAGGTACTGATGTCGGACCATTAGACGAAACATTATCAGGATACACTGGTAACAGATATGTTTCAGTTAAAGAATTATTGGGATACACTTCAACAGGACAAACGTTCACAAACATGACAGGAGGAACTGTTGATTACCCAACATCATATAAAAATACGTTGGGCGAACAAATATTAGTTAAACCTAATGAACAAAGATGTATTGCGGTAATTCATTATTCAGAAGTCGGTGATTTAAGAAATGACCCCGAAAGATTTTTCAGATACGATGATTACATTAGTTATAAAACAGGAATTACAGGTTCAGATATTTCATTAGTTGATGATGCCGACGGAAACCCAATAAGTGATACTGAATATTTTGAAGTTTATTTACCATTCTTATTATATCATAGAAGTACAGGTACAACAATCGGAGCAAAGTTTTTAATGGATACAACTGACTACTACGTCAAGTCAACTAAAAACGAAAGACATCAGTTGATGTTTAGATTTTTATTAGATGAAATGGGTAATAGAGTTGGTAAAGTATTCACTAAAAATAAAATAGTAGTATTCGATGACCAAGAGTTAGTTGCAATTTTAGATTATAGAAGTAATAGAAAATATACATTACCTTCTCCTAAAGTCAATACCGTTGCAAGTGATGATGTTGAAGCGAATTCATTATTCTCAGGAACAACAGGACAAACATTTTTTGTTACCTATATGTTTAGTGATACACCATACGGTACAAGTTCAGCGTTTAATGGATTACCATGCAACTATTTTACATCAATTAGTGGAGTAAAAGTACCATCAAGTTTAACAATCAAATTTAGTGGAACATCATTCCAACATATGGAATCAACATTAAATGGATTTAGAAGTGGATTTAACGCAAAATATTTTTACGTATTAATTCAAGAAACCGACCCCGAAGAATCACCAATATCTTTTAGTTGGACATTAATCGACAAAACAAGTAGTTTAACAACAACAGGTGGATACATCGTACCATCAAGTTTAACAGGTAATACCATTGTAATTACACAAGATGATTTTGATAGTGGTGTTAATTTTGATTTAGAGACTCATATGGGTTTAGATTATTTAGGTTCACTAACATCTACAACACAACCACAATTTGGTGATGAACAACCATTTCCCGGTAGTATTCGTTTATTGAGAGCCATGGATATTGAAGAATTAAATTTCTTAGTTAACCTACCATCAACACAATTTACAACAACACAAAACCCTACGTTTGTTAGTGGAACTGGAAATTATCCAATGATGACTGAAGTTGCTTTATTAGATAGTAATAAAGAAACATTAGTAGTAGCTAAAGCAACAACCCCAATAAAAAGATTGGGTACACAAGTTTTTGCGGTTAAGTTAGACTTCTAAGCTTTACATTTCTAAAAATATTATTTATATATTTTTATATGGATAATAAACTAAAGAATAAGCCAAAAATTTTAGGTCTCGATATTTCGACCAAAACAATTGGGTGGGCCTTGTTTGATATGACAGGTTCAAAATTGTTGGAATTAACTCACTTCTCACCGAAGGTTAAACCACAACCAGAAGATAAGATTGAAGAGTTGTTAAAAAAAGCGGATGCTTTTAAAGAACACTTAGAAAATTATAGAGACATGGGAATCACTCGTGTTATTATTGAGGAACCGTTGTTACAATCTAATAACATTTACACAGTTGGGACTCTATTAAGGTACAATACTTTGATTTTAAAGAATTGTTATGACATTTTAGGTATAGTACCAACATTCATCTCAACATATAATGCAAGAAAATATGCATTCCCTGATTTGGTTGGACCAAATGATAAAGGACGTAATGTTTTATTTGGTGGATACCCAAGAGACATTGATAAGAAACATGTTATTTGGGAACACGTAAACACTGTGTGTCCCGAGGTTACTTGGTTGTACGGTAAAACAGGTGCACTTAAAAAAGAAAATTATGATATGGCCGATGCTGCAACTGCGGTGATTGGTTTTGTTAATATGTTAAAGTTAGAAATATCCGGCAACTAATATTTTACATTAGGAAAAATTTAGGATATATTTATTAATAGGACGGGACCTGTAGAAATACAGGTTTGGTTGGTGTTCCCCGGGGAGTGGTGTTCCCGGGGATTTTTTTTTGTCAATACTTTTCCTTATATTTTTTCTATATGAACAAAGGAATCGAATTTGAACCTGTTATTGAGATTTTAGAAGACATATTTGGTGATTATAAATTGCATAGCGATTATAAGGGTCAAATATCGTTCGATTGTCCTGTTTGCTCATATGATATTAAACAATTAGAACACGGAGACGGCAAAGGAAATCTTGAAATAAACTATAGAAGAGGTGTTTATAAATGTTGGTCGTGCGCTGAGACACATGAGACTCACGGGTCAATCTATAAGTTAATTAAAAAATATGGTAATCCTAGACAAAATAAAAAGTTCTTACTATTGATGCCCGAAGAGGTTGATGAGGTTAAAAGAATTTATAAAAAAGTTTATCTACCAAAAGAGTTTATTTCATTTAAAGACGTAAGTCAAGGTTTAAAATTAACACCCCAATTTAAACAAGCTTGGAATTATATTAAGAAAAGAAATATAACAGATGAAATGATTGAGAAATTCAACATCGGATTCTGTTATAATGGTTTATATGAAAATAGAATCATAATACCATCTTATGATACCGAACTAACTTTAAATTATTTTATTGCACGTTCTTACTTATCAAAAACAAAATTAAAATATAAAAATCCCGAAGTACAAAAGGAAATCATCATATGGAATGAACACTTGATTAATTGGGAAGAAAGGTTATATATAGTTGAAGGAGCATTCGACAGTATTTTTGTACCTAACTCAATACCAATGCTTGGAAAGTTTATGTCTGACAATCTTTTTAAAACAATTTATACTCAAGCCAAAAAAGATATTGTAATTGTTTTAGACCCCGATGCGTGGAATGATGCAACTAAATTGTACCATAAAATGAATTGTGGAAAATTAATGGGTAGGGTGTTTGTTGTTAAACTAGAAGGTGATGAAGACATTGCGGACCTAAAGGGTGATTTAGGTAATTATAAAATTAAACAAATAGATTAGATGAATTTATTAGACATCTCAAAAGAGATAAACGAACTATTAGAAAATAGAAGAAAAGAATTAGAATTAACTTTTATAGAAGAAGAACATATCTATTATATGAAAGATTTAGATGGTGAAATAAAAAGAAATTTTCCGTCTGTTTCTAAAATTATAAAGAAGTTTCATAAGCCATTTGATGCTGAAGGGATGGCATTAAAAATGTCAAAAGGTGACCCTGAAGGTCAAGCACAATTACTTGCCGAATGGAGACAAGCTGGAGACCTATCAACTAATATGGGTAGTCGTGTCCATTTTGAATTAGAATCTGACACTATCGGTCGTTTTGGTAACTATAAAGAAGTTAGACAACCCATATTCGAAATTAACGAAGAACAACAACGTAAGAGCGATAACATGATTATCGCAGGAAAACAATTCCTTGATTTAATGTTAGAACGAGGTGGTGTTTTGTTAGATACTGAAATTGTATTAGGTGACCCAACAGAGCAATACACCGGACAACCAGATAAAGTATGGTTGATGCAAACCAAAGACAAGGATAGTTTTGGGTTTGTTATCACAGATTGGAAAACAAACCAACCAAAGAACTTTGAGGTACATCATTATACAGATAAATTATATCCACCATTTAACAATTATCATAATAACGCATTAGGACATTACTATCTACAACTTCCTTTATACGGAAGATTGTTGCGTAAGATGTTGGAGAACACAAAATATAGTGACACAAAATTATTAGGTAATGTGGTAGTTTTACTAAAAGAAGATGGAACGTTTGTAGAATATAAGGTTCCATCACAAATTAATAACGCAATCCAAGTAATGGATTTATCAAAATACATTTCAAGATGGTCAAAAAAATAATTCACATTGCAGATATTCATATCAGAACAATTCAATTACACGAATTGTACAAAGAACAATTTACAGAATTGTTAGGTGAATTAAATAATAAAGTATACGAGTGGAATGAAGAGGGAGTTAATTGGGATGAAATTAGAATTGTAATCGCGGGAGACCTTGCACATCAGAAAATTAACATATCAAATGAGCAGTTAATGTTAACAAGTTGGTTCCTAAAAGAATTAACTGAATTTGGTAAAGTTATTATTATACCGGGTAACCACGACTTTTTAGAAAATAACACACAACGTATGGATAGTATAACACCCGTTGTTGAATTATTGAATAGTCCACATATCCAATACTATAAAGATAGTGGCGTATATGAAGATGATAACATCAATTGGATAGTCTATTCGTTATACCAACATAACGCAAGACCCGAGTTTAAAAAAGAAGAAGGTCAGTTTAATGTTGGGTTATTTCACAGTCCAATACAAGGGATGTCTACAGATTTAGGTTATGAGTTTGAAGATGCATATGACCAATTAAACTTTGTCGATTTGGATTTATTATTATGTGGTGACATACACAAAAGACAACAATTTACACTACCAAGTGGAGGAAGAGCCATTATGGTTGGTTCATTAATACAACAAAATTTTGGTGAAACAGTTAGACATCATGGTTACGGCGTATATGATATGAAGAGTGATGAATATACATTTCACGATTTACAAAATGAGAAACCATTTCTTCATTTTAAAATAACAGACATTAAAGATATTGAAAATGAAAAAGAAGTGCTCGTTAACCTTGGATAATGAGTTTCTTCTTTATTGTGAATTAAACAATATAGATGACACTGATAAACTTGCAAAGGAAACCTTCGAGAGAGGGTTTTCTTTATTGAAATATGGAGAAACCCCAACAGGCAACAGTACGGTAAAAGAAAAGATTGTTATAAAGGAAGTCCCCGTCGAAAAAATTGTTTATCAAGAGGTCATCAAGGAAGTTGAAGTGATTGTTGAGGTTATAAAGGAGGTCCCTATCGAAAAAATTATCGAGATAATCAAAGAAGTCCCAATTCAAATAAAAGGTAATACCAAGGTAGTAACGAAAGAAATAATCAAAGAGGTCCCCATTGAAAAAATTGTATACGTAACAAAAGAAGTGGTTGATACAAAAGAAATTGAAAAATTAACAGAAGCAAATAAAAAATTGAAAGATGAACTTGCAAAAATAAATACCTCATTAGAGAAGTTGAATAAGGGTAGGTTCCTTAAAAATAGTGATTTAGGTTCACTCTATAGTGAATAAATTCCGGCAATATATTTCCATTTACAAAAAAAATTACTTATTCTTTACTAATAAACATTATACGATATGATTTTACTTTTTTGGGTTTTAGCGGCATATGGAATGACATCCATATTAGTTTGGGGTTCTATTTTTGAACCCATGAGAATTTTTATAAAAAAACATTCTAAATTTTTTGGTGACCTAATTGAATGTACACTATGTACCTCAACATGGGTTGGTTTTTTTATGTCATTAGTTTTGGGTAGTTTAAGTAAACAATTTTTCGATAATTTTTTCATTGTTAATTTGTTTTTTGATGGAATGCTCACCGCTGGTTCGGTATGGGCATTAAATGCAATAATCGAGTACTACGAAAACGCGGGTAAATAACCAACGTAATCGGCTCGAAAGAAAAAACAAACAAAATGTTAGAAAATTATAACGATGAATACGTTTTAGTTAAAAAAAATAGTGTTGAACATTTAATATTATTAAGTCTCCATAGACAAATTGAATTAGACAATAAAAGAGAAATTGGTAAATGTTTACAGTTAGCTTGTGAGTACGTTTGTAAGAGTTTTATTAATGAACAAACAAGTTTAACATGTTTACTTAGAGAAGAATCGGAAGAAATTAAAACCGATAAGAATGCATCAGGTTTCGATTTAGTAACAACGGAAACATTGTTAACTATAAATGCAAAATGCAGAACCTCACAACTTCATATGGCACCAAGTGGTAGAAGAATGAGTTTCAAGAATCAAAAAAGTTTAGACCAAGGTTACTCTCGTTATGCAATCGGCGAGTGTGATGTGTACATGATAGTGATACCAAACGATGATTATTTGGATTATACAAAATGGGATTTCATAGCAATACCAGAATATGAATTATACGACTCAAAAATCCCTGGTTATCTTATAGGAACAGTACCAAAAGATATTGCAGAAAAATACAAAGGAATTGAAAAATCAATCTTAACTTTACAAGAGTTAAACGAAAAAAAGAAACAAATAATATTAGAAATTTCTAATGAAATACAACAATCCATTTATTAAAGTAACTTGGGACGATGTTCCCGAAAACTTTACTCCTGAAAAAATCAGAAGAGTAAAATCCTACTTTCAAGACAAATACAAAACAAAAAATATTCAAGTTATTACCAAAAGTTTAACTAACACCTCTGATATTAATTTAGTGTCGTTAGAGGCTTCTGACAGTATACTTGATCATCAGTACCAAAAAAAATTGATGAAGGATTTCATCAAAGAAAACGATTTACAAACAAAATGGGATTTAGTTGATAGGTTAGATAATAAGGTAAATGTATCCATAGATAAGTTGAATGAGAATAAGGTGCGTTATAATAAATGGTACATTAAGAAAATTGAGTTTTCAAATTTTCTTTCATTTGGAGACAACAACGTCATTGATTACACAACTCTTGATGGTATTACAGTTATTGAATCCACCCCAAAAAACTTTGGAGGTAAATCTACATCATCAGTTGATTTATTAATGTTCCTATTTTTTAACTCAACAACCAAAACTAAAACTGGTTCTGAAATATTCAATAAATTTAGTGACAAAGATGAAGTTAGTGTAAGAGGTGAAATAACAATCGATGGTGATGACTATGCAATTGAAAGAAAACTATCACGCAAAAAAAGTAGGTCAGGTGAATACACAGTAACTAATAAACTTGAATTCTATAAAAGGAATGAAGACGGTACGATTGAAAACTTGTCAGGGGAACAGAGAAGAGAAACTGAATCATTTATATCTTCGGCAATTGGTACTGAAGAGGACTTCTTAACAACCATTGTTACAACAGGGAATAACTTAGAGCAATTGATTGAATCCAAACCAACTGCTCGAGGACAAATACTTACTAAATTCATGGGACTCGAAAGTCTAAGGAATAAAGAAGATATTGCAAAAGAGATGTTTAATGAGTGGAGTAGAAAACTCGTATCAAACACTTATAACATCACTCAATTAGAAATTGATAACGGTGACTTTAAAGAAAGTATTATTAACTCGGAGAGTGAAATCGAAAGGTTAACAGTTGAACTTTCTAAATTTGAGAAAGATTTAAAAAAACTTGAGAAAAAAAGAGATGATACATTATCGTCAAAAAACAATGATGTCGATAGAGACCTAATCAATACCAACCCTATACTTTTAGAAAGGGAAATTAATAATTTAGTAGGTTTAAAAAATACCAGTCAAAAAAACGCAGATGATGTGAACGTGGTCGAACCATCAAAATATTATGATGAGGATGATCATTCTGAATTAATTAAAGAAAAAAATAAATTAAATTCAGATTTAATTTTTACACAAAAAGACATCACAAATAAGGAAAAACTTATTAAGCAATTTGAGGAAGGTTCAGTTTGTCCTACTTGCAACAGAGCGTTAGAAGATGTTGACCATACGGATGAAATTGAAAAAATTAAAAAAGAAATTGAGGATTTAAAAAAGACAGAACAGAAGTTAATAAAAAACATTGAGAAAAAGGAGAAGGAAGAACTTAAATATGTTACATTAAAGTCAGAATTTGACACTTATGAGAAAAATAAATTACGTAAAGCAAGATACGAATTAGAGGTTGAACAGAAACAATTAGAAATTGATTCCAAACAATTGAAGTTGGATAGGTACGACGAGAACAAAAAGAAATTAGAAGAGAATCAGAGAATTGATGCTGAAATAATTTCAATCAGAACGAAGATAGAGACCGCTAATGGGGATATTAAAGTAACCACCAAGTCGATTGAAAACCACAATGGTAACATCCTTTTGATGAAAGAAAAAATCAGAGTGAATGACGAACTAATTGTTAAAATCAAATCTGAAGAAGAATTATTGGCCGTATTCAAAACATACTTAACAATTTACGGTAAAAATGGTATCTCTAAAATCATAATGAAAAATATGATTCCATTAATCAATCAAGAGTTATATCGTTTGTTGGTGGATAGTTGTCATTTCATATTAGAATTAAATGTAAACGATAAGAATGAAGTTGAGTTCATCATGATTGATACTGAGACTCGCATCATCAAACCACTTAATGCTGGTTCGGGTTACGAAAGAACAATATCATCGTTAGCACTTCGTAGTGTACTAACTAAGATTTCATCATTACCAAAACCAAACATTGTGGTAATGGACGAAGTGTTCGGGAAAATTGCAGACGAGAATTTAGAAATGGTAGGAGAATTCTTCAAAAAGATTAAAGATTACTTTGAACATATTATTGTCATATCACACAATCCTTTAATACGTAATTGGTCTGATAATATAGTAATGATTAAAAAAGATTCTAATATATCAACAATCGATTTTATCACCACAAAAATTTCTTAATTTAATAAAAAATTAGTACATTTGTAAACCATTAAAAATTATAACATGACACCAAAAGATTACCAAGGATTCGGACTTTATGCAAAGGATAATGGCATTAGTTCATTAAAATTAGATTACTACAACAAACGTATTGAGAATAGTTTAACTCCATACATTTTGGAAGAAAGACAAATGAACGTAACTGTTATGGATGTGTTTTCACGTTTAATGATGGAACGTATTATTTGGGTTGCGGGTGGGGTAGATGACCACATGTCAACAATTGTTCAAGCACAGTTAATGTTCTTAGACAGTATCGACAAAACGGATATTACAATGCACATTGACAGTCCAGGTGGGTCTGTTAAGTCGGGTTTATCAATGGTTGATGTTATGGATTACATCGGTTCCGATATTAGAACCATTAACACGGGAATGGCAGCCTCTATGGGTTCAGTCCTACTTGGGGCAGGTACCAAGGGTAAACGAGGTTCTTTGAGGTTCTCACGTACCATGTTACACCAATCTTCAGGAGGTGCGGGTGGTAACATTCAAGATGCTCGTATTACCTTCAAAGAATGGGAAAAGATTAACGATACTCTATTTGAGTTATTGGGTGGATATTGTGGTAAGACTGCGGAACAAGTTAAAAGTGACGCATCTCGAGACTTATGGTTAGATTCCGAAGAAGCGTTAGCATATGGAATTATAGACGAAATAGTCAAAAAGAAAAAGTAAGTAAAAGGGGACCTAAAGTCCCCTTCTTTATTTCTTCATATTTATATAAAAAGACTAATATGAAGATAAATAAAACCGACATTTTATTGATTATCATCGCCCTTTTGGCGGGATATACTATTTTTCAAATGAATGGTATAAAAACCGACGTAGCGGGATATAATGATAAAATAGAATCCTTACAAAAGGAAATTGACTCAGTTTACACTGCAAATAAAGAAATTGACAATCAAATTGAAAAGGTTGATAATCACATTGTTAATGTAGATAAAGAAATCGATAATGTGACAAAAAACATAACTATTATTAAAAACAACACAGATGAAAAAGTTAATTCTATTACCACTATTGGTAATGTTGAGCTTGAGCAGTTATTCGCAAACAGATACAACTAAAGTTATAGTATTGGATACTACTAAAGTTATCCTACCAACAAAAGTTGCAAGATTGGCTTTCCAAGACTTACTTCGTTATGACGGAGCAAAATTGGAAATTGTTGAATTAAATAATGTTATTGTTTTAAAGGACCAACAAATAAATTTATTTAAACAAAAAGACACACTAAAGGATTTAAAAATTTCTAATTTAGAGGTAATCATCAATAAGAAAGATGAACAATTTGGTTTAGAAAGACAAAAATCTGAAAGTCTATTAAAAGAATTGAAAGGACAAAGAAGAAAAACATTCCTATATAAGATTGGTTCATTTGTTGCAATAATTACAACCTCTATGCTTTTGTTAAAGTAAAATGAAAAAATACTTAGAGATAAAAAATATCATCATTACAATATTAATAATTCTATTATTGTTAGTATCTTTTGACCCATTTGGTGTTATGCCGAAAAGAATTAAAACAGTTGAAAAAATTGTTAAGGTTGAAGGACAAACATTACACCCAATAGAAGATTCTGTAACGGAAGAAGAACCAATTGAAGACCATGTTTGCCCTGAGAATATTGTTGAGGTTGAAGTAACTAAAGAAGTTCCTGTTTTACAACTTGTGGATACTGTAGAAATATTGAAAATATATTATGCAAAAAGTACGCAAAAAGATATTTTAACGTTACCTAATAATATAGGAACGATAACTTTGATTGATACTATCTCACAAAACAAAGTAGTAGGTAGAAGTTTTGAATCTAAAGTTAAAAAACAAATAGTAAAAGGTGATACATTAAGAATACCTGAGTCACCTAAGAATCTTTTGTATGTTGGGTTTGAAACTAATTTAGACAGACCGGATTTAATTAGTAACCTTGGTTTTGGATTAATGTTTAAAACCAAAACTGAAAAAATATACAAATTGAATGTGGGGGTTAACAATAGAGTTGTAGGTGGAACGACTACGGGAGCATTTACTCCTTATATAGGTGGGGGAGTATATTGGAAAATTAATTTAAAGAAACACTAAAGATATGAAGACATTCATACTTTTTATTTTCGGGATGTTCGAGGATCACGAAGATGTTGAATTTTTTTGTACCGAAGTACTCGGTGACACAAAATCAATAAAGTCTTTAAGATATATCATCGAGAATTCACAAAATATAATTGTTATATTTGATTCTGATACTGAATATTTCGCGTTATCCAAAGATTTATTCGAATCACTCACAATAGAAAACGTTAAGTTTTATTTCCTAATTGAACGTGACACATTAGTCACCGCACACTTACCAGCACAGGTTAAAGACTTCATTTTTAAACCACAAACCGAAAATAGTGCAATGTTTCTTGAGTATATGAAAAAAGAAGAGGACGTACCACTTATGGATTTAGACGAGGTATTGGATAAAATTGAAAAATGGGGAATTGAAAGTTTAACATTGGATGAAAAAAACTTCTTAGATAATTTTGAATAATCGAAATTATTTTGTATCTTTAGTTATATCATAACTTACTAACAAACCAGCCATGAAAAAATCCATTATCACCAACACGGATGAGATTCAACAGTATATAAAAGATATACGAAAAATTCCCGTAATTTCTCACGAAAAACAAGAAGAGATTTTTACTTTACTTAAAAGTAAAACAACGACGAAGCGAGAAAAAGAAAAACTCTACAATGAGTTGGTGGTCGGTAACTTACGATTTGTCATTTCTGTTGCAAAGATGTACCAAAACCAAGGAATGGATATTATGGATTTAATTTCCGAAGGTAATATTGGTTTAATGAAGGCAGCTGAGAGATTTGACCCTACAAGTGGATTTAAATTTATTTCTTATGCGGTATGGTGGATAAAACAATCAATGATGGCATCGTTAAATGACAATGCAAGAACGATTCGTATTCCGTCAAATTTAGTACAAGAGGCACAAAAAAAGAAAAAAGAAGAAATATCTCAAGAAGACCAATTCTATATTAGTAAGAATGACGAACCCGTTGCAACTGAATTACCATATTGTATTGGTTTATATTCAGAGATTAACGAAGATGGTGACACATTGATTGACATGATTCCAAACAAAAATGCTGACGACCCCGAGGCATTTATCAACTCACCTGAAGAAATTAAGAAAAAAGTAAATCTTATGTTGGGTGTGTTGGACGAAAGAGAAAAAATTATAATTGAGAGATATTATGGTTTGACAGGAGTAGAATCTAACTTAGAAGACTTAGGGGATGAATTCGGATGTACTAAAGAACGCATTAGACAATTACGTGATAAGGCCATTAAAAAATTACGTAATGAGAGTTTTGGCCTACTAAACTATTTATAAATTATAATAT